ACCGTTCAGCTCAAATCCCTCCACCTGGATCGGAAAGGCCTCATAGGCATTGCCCTGCCAGACAACCCGCTGCATCAGCGCGTTGGTGCCCGCATGAAAGCGCACCGGACCCTGCCCGAACAGGGACAGATCCAACACAAACAGTTCGATCACGGCGCTGGGCGCGAGCTTCTGGATCTCGGATGTGATCGCCAAAGAGGTGGGCGGCTGCGTCATGACAGATCAAACACTTGCTTAAAGGTTGCGCGCACCGTCTCGACGTTGGGCTCGTCCAAGGATCGGCTCCATTCCTCGCACGTGAACTTGCCAGAGGTTCCGGTCGGTGATACCCAGTCAAAGGCCTGGACGGCACCACGGGCACGCAAGAAGTTATCGATGGCGGCCGCGTCCAGGCTCGTCCGACCGCGAAACTCCAGCGTCCACACCTCGGGCTTTGTATTGAGTCCAAAGGCCAGCCGCTGCTCGTAGCCGTCGCCAAACGCCACGCGGCGCACATTGGGACGCAAGGCGACGCTGGCACCGACCGACGGTGTCCAAGTGAAGGTTGCCATTTACAAGGCCCTTCGCGCATCCAACAGGCCACCCGCACGCTTTTGCGCGAGCATCTCTTGGCGTACCGCGCTGGCGATCGCTTTGCCAAGGTCGCGGCCACCTGCGTCATCGCCGCTGGCAGCGGCTCCGGCGTCCGACACGCTCACCGAGATGTTGAACACGTCACCACCGCCGCCGCCAGACATCGTGACCGGGATGCTGCGGCCATCCGGCAAGGGCACATAGGCCTCATTCATTCGGCCCTCGCCAAACAGCGCCAGTTGCGGTCCGGTAGCGATGCCTCCGTTGGCGTACTGGTTGAGGGCAAGCGGTCCCATGTTGCTCATGATTCCGCCGTTGGCTGCCGTCATCGTGATGGGCACCACCTGAGAGGCGGGAGCACCGACCGTCGCGCCTCCAGTGCCGCCAAATGCGGAACCGATGAGCGAGCCGAGCCAGCCGGCCAATGGCCGCGTGATGCTTTGCTGAATCTGAATGCGGATCATGTCCGAAATGATGGAATTGGCCAGGGAGCGAAAGTCCAGCTTGCCGGTCATGACAAAACTCGTGATCGCATCAGTCATGCCGTTGAACGCCCGGGTCGTCGCCGACTCCATTTGCTTGCCCACTTGCTCGGCTTCCTCGGCCACAGTGCGCAAGGCCTTGGCAAAGCCCGCCTCAGGGTCGGACAGTTCCTTGGCGCGCTGCGTCAGAAGCGACGCGCCGTCTGCCGCTTGTCGCGCGGAGTCCTCAATCTTTCGCAAAGCGTCGGCGAGCTTCTCGTTGCCAGGCGCTGCCTGCGCCAGTTCGCGGGCCTGCTGCGCCAGCGTGGCCAATTGGGTTGCGCTTTCCTGGCGGGCACTGGCCAGGCGACGTAGCGAGTCAAGCTCGCTGATTGCGCCAGACTCCCGAAGCGTCTTGATCTGCTCTTCGACGGCTCGAAGTTCGTTTTGGCCTCGCGCGGCTTGCTCTTGCAGGTCCTTGAGCGACTCACCGGGCAGGCGAATCTGACGCTCCAGGTTGGATTGCTGGGCGTCACGCTCGAGTTTCTGGCGCTTGAGGATGATCTCGCTCAGCTTGTCCTGAAGCTTGAGTCTGTCCTGCACAGTCTTGGCCACCGTATCCAGACCGTGGCGCAGGATCGACTCTTCATCGGCCGACAGGGCACGCAGCTTGTCGGTAAAGTCCTCCTGGGCAGCCAGCCTCGCATCGCTCGCCTCCTTGAAGCTCAGGTACCCCTGGCTTTCGTAGAGGTCAATGATGCGTTGACGGTCTTTGAGGATGCCGCTTTCGACATCGACCAAGCCTTGCAGCCGCTTGATGTCACTGTCGATGCCGGCCATGGCATTGGCCGTCAACTTGTCAGAGGCCGTGTTGTAGTTCAGGCGTTTACGCGGCGCCGCGGCTTCTGTGGCGGTTTTGGCAGCGTCGGTGCCTTTTCGGATGTCCTCAAATCGCTTGGTGACCGCGTCAGCCAACAAGGGCATGTCCCACAGATCAACATAGTTCTGGTTGGCCTGTGCAACAACGGCGTTTCGCTTATCGAGAGCTGCCTTGAGCCGCGCCCGGTTCTCCTCCGAGAACGGATTCATGCCCTCACCGCCTGCCAAGAAGGTCCCTGCCAGCTCGATATCGGCCCAGACCGCCTGGAAACTGCCGATCACCGCCCTTACCGTGCTGCCGATACCGCGCAGGGCATCGATGACCACGGCGATGGCGTAGGCCGTCTTTTCAGCCCAGTTGGTGAGCGTGCCGTCAGAGCGAAGACGCTGGACACCGTCCACCGCGTTGTCCGTACCCAGAACCACGTTCTTGAGTTCCTGGTACAGCACCGACATCGAGGGAATGGCGGAGGTGACCAGGGTCTGCGCCACGAAGTTCGATTCAGCGCGCATACGCCCCATGGCCTTGGATGCGTTGTCAGCCTCTTCAATCTGCTTGGCAGTCAGCCGGATATTGAGGTCTTGGTTTTCAGCCAAATCCTTGAGGAACGGGAGCATCGTTGCCCCGGACTTCCCAAAGAGTTCCATAGCGATGGCGGTCTTACCCGCGCCGTCCTCAAACTCGGCGAGTTTGAGCGCGACATCGTTCATCACCTCCGCCGGATCACGCAGGTTGCCGCCAGCGTCCTTGGCCCGGATGCCCAGAAATTGGAGAGCCTTGGTCGCCCCGGCCGTCTCATCATCAACCCCGGCCAGTCCTTTTGACAACTTGGCCAAGCTGGCACCAATGGCCTCCATGGCTGTGCCCGAAATGGTCGCCACCGGCGCAAAGCCAGACAGGGCCGCCGCACTGGCACCTGTCTGCTCGGACAGTCCCTGCAGCGCGGCAGAGGCCTCAAGCGTGTGCGTCACGAAGTCGCGAAGCGCAGCGACCGAGGCACCGCCAATCACGACGGCAAACGCCGTCTTGGCAACACTGGCGACCTGCTGGAGCGAAGCCTTCATCTCGCTGGCGTGCTTGTCGAGCACCCGCGCACTGCGACCAAGATCGGCCTGAAATTCCGACGTCTCTGCGGCGAGCTTGACAACAAGAGAGCCAATGTCAGCCATTTTTTTTCACCCGGTGCGCGAACATGGCCTTGAAGCGGGCGACATTCACCTTTGATTCATCCTTGAGCGGCGGTCGGTCCACGAATGGCATGAAATCCTCTGGCGTGAAGGGCTTGGAGTTCTTCGCGCGATTGGCGTTGGCAAAGGTCGACGCGATCACGCCACTTCTCACATCGGCACGCATGTCGCCAAAGGGCTCAATTTGGTAAAAAGCCATCCACTCCGTGATTTCGTCCGAACCCATGCGGGTCAGCAGCTCGCGCACCGGCATACCCAGCGCAAGTGCCAGGCGAAAGATGAAACGTCGGGTGGGGTTGGCCCTCAGGCTTTTTTTGCGACGTCTGCCTGCTCCGTGCCGATGCCGTTGAGCCGCTGTGCGACGGCGAACACCCGGTCAAGGGCGCGAGCGCTCTTGCGACCCAAGGCTGCGATTTCGCCATCCTCGAAAAGGCGGAGGCCGCTTTCGTCGCAGAGCGTAAGAGCTACGAGTCGGGCACGCACGTTCTCCATCCGCCCCTCTTTGGAGCCTTCTCGGCCAATGAGGCTCGCCTCGAAGGCATCGCGGTCGGTACCGCTCATGGTCCGAACGTAGACGTCCCCGCCCCATTCGGAAACATGGACGGTTTCGCGCGGGAGATCGTCGACGGCCAGGATCGCTTCTTTGGAAAGGATGTTCATACGCTTCATGCCTCCGTGATGTCGCCGTCAATCTCGATCGTGACGCTGGCCTCAACCACGGCATCCACGCCACCTTGAACACTGAACTGGGTCACATAGCCGTAGAACGTCCAGGTCGCAGCCGGCGCCGTATCGGTGAAGGTGATCCTGAACTGACGCCGGGTGCGATTTCCGCGGTCGGTGCGCAGTCCCTGGTGGACCGTGTCATCCGGATTGAAATGCAAGCTCAAGCTCAGCTGGCCCTCATCGCGAAGGCCCACCCGCTTTTCTTTGGCGGTCGATGCGAGGTTGGTGACGTCGATGACCGACGCTTGGCCTCCTGGCCCTTGGAACGAGACCACGTTCGGGATAGTTTCAAACGCGGTGGCGCCGAAGCGCGCAATGATGATCCCCTGCGCAGTGATGGCAGTACTCGGCATAGGAAGCCTCCAAAAAAAAGAAATGAACCGCTTAGCGGTAGTAGGTGAAGTCCACGGACACCCGGTAAACCTGGGCGTCCTGGTCAAAGTCGGTCAGGCTCATGCGTACATCGGCAATGGTGTGGATGTCGGCCATCAAGGCCGCCAACACCTGGTCCTGCAACTGGTCGCAGACCTCAAGGGTTCGGGCATAGGCGTCGACCTGCACGCGCGAGCGCTTCAAGGCACCCGGACCATCAATCGCGACAACGTGCGTCTGATCGACCGGGGTGTAGACAAGCGTCGGGTACTGCGCGGTCTGTGGCGCCACCACGGCGTACACCTCTCCGCCAGCCAAGTGCTTGATCGCGTCATAAAAGTCCTGCATCGCTACCGACCCTTTAAAGCCTTGGCTTCGATCTCGAGGCGCTGTGCCAAACGACCCTTGATCGCCTCGACGGCCTCACGGCGCCGGGACTCGAGTGCCGGCCGCAGGAAGGGTCTGGCAGCCATCTTGCGTGTGCCGAATTCCACAAAGCGCCAGTACCAGGCGTCTTGCGAGAGGTTCCCGCGCTTGCCTTGATTGCGGTACTTCTTGCCCTGGCGGACCAACACGTAAAACGTCTGTCGCCCCCCACCGGATAGCTCCCGGATGTGCTTCATGATGACCGAGCGCTTGAGCGTTCCGGCAGACGGTTGCTTCGTGCCCAGCGACTGCGCGGCCTTCGGTGCCCGATGCCGCGCCTCATCTCTGATGACCTTGGCGCCGGCATAGACCGCCGTTCGCAGGCCCCGATTAGCAATGCGCTGGGGCAGCTCACGAAGCGCCCGGTTCAGTTCAGCCAAGCCTTCAATGCGGACTGTTTCGGCCCTAGCCATCGCGCAAGCCTTCGCTGGCCAATAACGTCACCACGACATTGGCCTCATCCTCATTGAGTGCGGCGTGAATCGCAAACACTCGACTCCGGTATAAAACTCTCAGCTGGGCAACCGCCTTGGGGGCGCTGAACGCATCTTGGAAACGCACTGTGATCTGGTGGGTAACCTCCGCTGCGACTCGATCGGCGATGCGGGCTTCCCGCCCCGAAATAGGCTGGATGTCAGCCCAGACTGTCCCCACATCAGTCCAGCCTTGCGTAGGGGCCCCCAGCATGTCCTTGCTGACAATGGGTCGCTGAATCCGGACCCGGTGATTGAGTTGTCCCGCACCGATCGCACTCATACAAAACTCACCCGATATCCGTCAAGCAGACTGTCCACAAAAGTTAAAGCGTCAATACGCCCACGCGTGAGCGTCGCAACCTCTTCCCGATGCCCGTAGAGACTGCCCACACGCAGCTTGATCCAGCTCTTGAGCCCCTCAGGCACGGCACTGGCACCGCCATAGCCAGCATCAAAGGTGACGCTAACGGCACCGATCTGCGGCAAGGTTGCTGGCCATGTTTTCCCGAAGACTGGGGTGACGCGCGCCGGCTCGCACGCTGCATCCAGCACGTAATCACTCGAAGGCACCGCCTGAGGGTCGCCATTCATGTCCAGGTAATGGATGGCTACGACCGACTGGACGGGGCATTTGGCGAGGAGGACGGCGTGTGCGGGAAGGCTGAACGATGCGCCGGCAGGTACGCCCATCAGCGAAGGCCCGGGAAAGGCGTCGAGCACCAGTTTCCAGCGGGCAGTCGTCAACTGCCGGCCGGTCTGGGTCTCAGCCGCCTGCCGGGCTGCCGTGATGA